AGGGTAGTAATTCCGACAGCTTTACATAGAGCAATGAATTTATCGACTCCGATTACTCTTTTATTTGCTTTTGCGTTATAGTATGTCATTTCGGATATATCTACCTTCTTACAAAGAGCAAATATTTACATGTTCTTCTGTTGCCTCTTTTGTTCTATTAGTTTAAAATATTCGTTCATATCGTTTAATTTTAATTTTCAAATTCTTTTGAAGGATTAAACCATTTATCTTTAACGATATGGCCTATTTCATGTACTTTCGAATGTTCTGATTTTACTCTCACTGTCTTTCCTTTTAAATCTTCCCACTTTGATACATCGGCCATTTCCATAACTCTGAATATAAAATGACCTGCATAATTATTCTGATTTTTACTGTGTTTAAAATCTTTAGGAAGATAAAGAGCATATCCTCCAAAACCTTGACCGCCTGCATCGTATCTTAAATGTACCCATGCAGTTAAAAGTCCTCTCTCTATATTAATACTTGCACTTTCAATAATTGCGTTTTTTATTTCCATTTGTTTATTTATTTAATTTAAAATTATTTCAACTATTTTAATTCCAAAGATTATAGCGGCACATATACAAAACCCCCAAACAATTACAATACCTATGTCTAACCAAAAATCAAAACTCTTTAGTTTAGGGATTAGACTAGGCCATATAAAATTAATTACTTCGATTAATGTTTTCATAACAGTTCTTTAGCTTGTAAAATTAAATCTTTGAAGTTTTTTAGAAATTCGTTTCTTAGTTCTTTAGTTTTGAAGTTTAAGAAAAATGAACATGTATAGTCCCATGAATTAATTATTCCATTTTCATCAAACCGTATTAAATATTTCTTTGTTGTTGTATCCGTCCAATCCGCTTCCAATCCGTCATTGTAGTGGTCTCTTAATAGTTCGAGTTTGCGAAGGGCTACGTATTTTTTAGGTATTCCAAGGGGTTCCCAAAATAAAGCATATTCTTTGTTGTACCCTAATTTTACATCCCTATCAATTACCTTACATGCTCTATAATTTAAATATTCGCTTTTCATCCCCTTAATTTCACAATATTCTCCCCAACTTTTCGGAAGTTCACTTTTTACAAGGTCCGGGAAAGATTGTTTAATTTTTTCTTTCCATTCACCGCATACGTTATCATATGCATCTTTAATAAATTGTTGTTCTTTTGTCATTTTATTTTGTGTTTAAATTATAAGTTTTCATTGTTCTTTTTTATAAGGTTCTTCAAGTTTTTCCCAAAACTCAATTAATTCAATGGCCGCCTGAAATCCTGATTCATAAGCCCGGTCAAATTCATTTGTCTTTGTTTCTTGACTTGCCGTTTGTAAAGTCTTTAAACGTTCTTTTAATAGTTCGCTTGCTGTTTTCATAATTCTATTCCTGTTATTTCATAAAATACTTTTTAAAATTCTATATCATGATAGTTACCCATACCTAATAATTTAGCATCATCCCAATTATTCCATGCATAATCATTATTGCAATGTTTATATTTTTCAAAAATACTAACCATTTGAGTATATACTTTCCCTTTAAAATATATCATTGGTTTAAACCCGTCTATCGACTCAATGGTTTGTAACTGCTTTTTGCTAAAAAAGAAATAATATGTTAATTTCTTGTTCTTATGCACAAATAAATTATATATACGTGCATAAAATCTGTATAAAAATCTTAATCTTTTCATTTATTTAATTTCTAATAATAAATTAATTCAAGTATTGTATTTTCAAAGTCATGTTCTAAATCATCATATCTAAAATCATAGTCATAAGTAGTGCAATAAATCATAATATAAGAGCCGTTTTTATCACTGCTCCCTGAAATCTTTACATTATAGTACATCTTACTAAGATCATCCTGTAAAACGCTTATATTACGCCTGTATTTGGATTTCTCAATGTCATGTAAGTAAACTTTTTTATCAAAGATTAATTCTGATGTGTCATGCATCGATTCATCTTCCGGAGATGTGTAAATAAAACATCTGTTGTCTGTGAATTGTTCGTTTGTTATCATTGTTCTATGTTTTAATGTTTATATCTATGACAAATATATAAACAATATTTTAGATATAAAAGAAATTAGAGTATTATTTTTAGTTGATGGGTTAATTTATATTGATTCTAAATAAGATTTACTTTATTTAGAATCATTATAAATTACATCAATCATATACAACTTAATAAAAAATGTCTTAACTTTGTTCTGACAGTTAATAAGTATTTGGAATTAAAGAGGGATCTATTCGTTTTTTTCATAGTAGTAATGTTTAGTAAGATTGTTTTTTGTATGTTGATCCCTCTTTTTTAAAAGCTTGGTTAATTCAGTTGGTAGAATGTCTGTTTTGTAATCAGATCGTCATAGGTTCGAATCCTATACCAAGCTCAGAGGCTACCCAACAGAGCAGCGATTTTATAAATATGTGGTGTAGATGCCTCAATGACACCGGGTAAATATTATAAAAGTAGTGGGTTGCTCTTTTTTAAAATAGAATTAAAATATATTAGATATGAGCAAACCACTTTATAAAGCAGTAATTAAAAAAACCGGAAAAGAAATTGAAGTATATAAACTCAATGATGGCGGTTATTGTGATTTTTCAAACTGTTCAGATAAATATGATAAAGAAGAAATTGAGATCAAAAAAGAAATTAAATGACTGAATTAAACCCTAAATATCTTGAAAGGCTTGGAGAGCATAAAGAGAAGTATTTAAAAAATCTAAGAGCTGCAAACAGGAATACACCCGATAAGATTCTAATGATTAACCATGCAAGAAACTTTTCAGAGTTTATTCTTTTTTCATTTCTTTGGTATAAAACACCGGAAGGATATGAATTTTGGAAACAAGTATCAATAAAACAATAATAAATTATGAGAAATCTACTTTTAAAATTTACCGTATTCCTATTTAAGAAAGTCTATAACGGCAGAAATAAATTATCATTACAACTAAAGATAATAGATGAGATTAAAGAGTCATACCAACATCTTATAAGAACGGAGTTTATGATTAAACGTGAAATTGTTCAAGTAAAAAAAGGCTATGCAAAATATCATATGCTTTATATTTGGAAAGACGGTAAAAAAATAAAAGTACAAATATCAAGACATCAAACTAAGAATAAACCTAAAGAGATAATAATTTGATAAATCCGGATGAAAAATATAAGCGAAGAGGCAAGGGATATGAAGCAGCTAATAGGGATTTTAAACTTGAAGCAAGTCATGCAAAGAAAAAACATAAATATCCGAAAGATTGTTTTAATCCCGATGATCAAAAAAACTGGCTATTCGCAGACAATCCGAACTATACTAAGAAACGAAAATCTAAAAAGAGAAAATACAAAAAATGAAACGCAAATCAAAGTATAAAATAAAAAAGAAACTTAAAGCATTTATGATTAATGAAAAGATGCTTGAAGATCTTATAGATAAAAATCCAAAAAAAGAAAAACAGTATTTACAAGCATTAAGTATAAATACAGCAAGAATTGAAGAGCTTCAGTGGATGCTCGGAATTAAAAAACAATATAAACTAAAAAAATAATTATGAAAAAATTAACAATCTTATTAGTAATGATAATGATGATCTCATTATCTTATTCGCAAACAGAAAAAAATACGTTTGCAATCAATGTATCAGATATATCAAAACCTTATCTGTTTAAAGATAAAGATATATCGGAATGGAATGTTGGATTAAACTTCATGCAATTCGCAGAAAATAAACTTGCTTTTATAGCAGGTATAAATTACGGACAGATAAACAGCAATTCAGTACTATCGTTAAACATGGGTGCGAAATACTATTTATTTAATTTTATACCAATAGGAGCAGATTTAAACGGATCAATGGGTAGATCTCATTTTGGAGACTTCTTTCCTATACATGTAAGATTTAATACAGGAATATCAATATTTATATCAAACAGAATCAGTATTGAACCAACTATACAATATAATCTATCTTTAACGGAATATTATAAAGACTTTTTAGAAGGATTAATTGGTTTTACAGTATACTTCTAAATATTAAAAATGGAAAGTAATAACTATTATAAAAAAAATTATCTTAATGGACGTTTTCCGGTATATAAACGTCAAGATATTATATTTTCTCATAGATATTACTTTCCTATTGAAATGATAATCATGGTTCAGCTTTTATATATCAGTAGTCAAGAAACAGAAATAATTCTAAATTAAAAACTATGGCGGCACCTAAAGGGAATCAGTTTTGGAAAATGAGAAGTAAACACGGGAGAGATAAAATATTTTCAAGTCCTGAAATATTTTTAGAGGCTGCATATGAATATTTTGAGTATTGCGATAATAACCCTATTTTAAAATATGATGCTATTAGAGGCGGTAATAATGCAGGAGAATTAATTAAGATTCCTATACAAAGACCTTATTCAATTCTTGGACTTTGCTCTTTTGTGCATATAACACATCAAACGTTTAGAGTATATGAAAAAGATGAAAACTATAAAGATTTTATTACAGTCTTTACACACATAAGGGAAATAATTGAAGAGAATCAGCTATCAGGAGCAACTGTTGGAATTTATAATGCTAATATTGTAGCACGAAAATTAGGACTTGGAGAAACAATAAAACAAGATTTAAATATACAATCTGAGATTGTTGTTCAAGACGATGAAACAAAAGAACTTTTAAAAGATTTAATGAGCGGTAAGTGAGAACAACTGATGTATTTAAATGGAACTTAAAGGCATATCAAGAACTTAAAGGCACCGAAGCCATAATAGCAAATCAAGGAGGTAAAGGATCAAGTAAAACAATGAGTATCCTTCAACTCCTTTTTTTAATTGCTAAACATTCACCTAAAAAATTAAGAATTACAATTGCATCTTATGCACTACCACATTTAAAAGCCGGTGCAATGTCTGATTTTGATGATATTCTTGTTGAGGAAGGAATACAGCCTGATAATGTTCGGAATAGATCTGAGCATATTTATTTTATAGGTAAATCTGAAATAACATTCACAGGCATCGAAGGGAATGAGGCAAAAGTTACCGGACCACGTAGGGATATACTTTATGTAAACGAGGCAAACAAAAGGATTAAGTACAAGGTATTTGAATTAATGAACGGGCGTACAAGAATAATGACGTTTATTGATTATAATCCAAGTGCTGAGTTTTGGTTTCATGATATGGTTATTCCTAATTTTAAATATCAATTAATTAAATCTAATTTTACAAATAATCCTTATTTACCTCATAGAGAGCTTCAGAATTTATTATCTAAGAAAGATAAACCGGGCTTTGAGAATTGGTGGAAAGTTTACGGACTTGGAGAGCTTGGACAGCTTGAGGATGCTATATTAACAAATTGGCGTTTTGGCGAGTTCGATAAAAATCTTCCTTATGGTTATGGTCTTGACTTTGGAGTTAAGGATCCCGATGCACTTGTAAAGGTTGCCGTTGATAAGAAGAATAAAAAACTTTATTGGAAAGAGGAACTTTACCAAAATGGACTATCAACAGATGAACTTGCATTAAAACTTAGTTCCATCGTTGATAAAGGTAGATTAATTGTTGCTGATAGTGCTTCAAAGAGAACAATTAAAGATCTTAAAGCAAAAGGGTTTAATATCATACCATGTATTAAAAATAAGATCGTAGACGATATTAAAGCAATGAGAGAATATGAATTAATACTAACCGAAGGAAGTACAAATCTTGAAAGGGAATTAAATAGTTGGATTTGGCTTGATAAAAAAGGTGAGATTCCAATTGATGATTTTAATCATGGTATTGACTCAGGTAGATATAAGACTATGCATGTCTTAAAACCAAATATAAGAAAAGGACAAAGAATATTATGAAGCATATAGTTAAAGATATATCATTCAGAGAGTATGTTGAGCTTGAAGATCATTCTCAGTATAATTATTATTTAAGATATGGTAAGATTGAGGCTGAAGATGTTTTTATGATTGGATCATTCCTTGAACAAACCTTTGGATTTGTTAAAGATATGCAGTTTTATTGCTCTCAGGGTCTTACATGGGAGGACTTTTTTAGTTCAATAAGTACGGTTATAGATAAGACAGAGAAAGAACTCTCAAATATATCTTTGTTTACTCTACAAAAAGTCCGTCTTTATTGTATTGAAGAGATAACAAAAATAAACGAGATAGAAAGTAATTTTTTAGGACATACTCCTACTGTTGAAGAGGAGCAAGCGGATATAAGTCGATTTAGTTCTTATGGCGCATTTATTCAATTTGATCAATTAGCGGGTGGAGATATTTTAAAATTTAAAAGAATCGAAAAACTAAAATACAATTTCTGTTTTACAAAATTAAAACTTGAAGCAGATAGGTCAAATTATCAGCAAGATTATAATAATATAGTCAAAAATAAAAAGTAAGAATCATAAAAGTTTAATTAACTCCTGTTTTTTTAATTTATAAACAGGGGTTATTTTTATTTAGACTAATTTTTATTTAATTAAAATTTGCTTTATTTTTGTAATTATGGAACAATTTGACATTATCGGTGCATTAGAAACTTATGCTAATTCTCAGGATTGGATTTTTGAATATGGGATTGATAATTTTTATCGGAGTGCTGCAACTGTTCAGGAATATGGACTTGATGAATTAATAATGATTGCAGACTTTAGGGCACGTCCTACATTAAGAAACTCAAGAATTACTCGAATAACATATACATGTCTTATAATGCTTGGAAGGAAGTTTGATTATGATGGTCAAGCAGCTAACCTTGGAGAAAAATCAAAACAAAAATATGACAGAAGACTAAAAGAGCTTATGCAATTACTTGCTGCTGCTATTGCTCAGGTGGCTTGTGATAATGATCTTGAAGTTGAAGTCGGAGATATGATTGTTGATATAAATCAATTTGCTTCAAATATAGATTTTGCAGCATCACCAAACACAGTATTTATTCAAGAATGATAGAACAAGTAATTAATAAATGGCTTAGTGAAATGAAAAGAGATCTTATCTCAAACTATGATAAGTTAGGATTAAGAGCATCGGGGGATTGGGCAAAAAGTCTTGAAGAGTTTCAGAAAATATCGGATAGTACAATAAAAGCAGGGATTCTTGGAAATGACTATACTGTTTATTTAGAACAAGGTAGACGACCAAATAGGAATCAAAGTCCGGAAGCATTGAGAGCTTGGGTTGGTTATGCAGGCTCAACATTTTTGAAAGAATGGGTTGATAAGAAAGGAATAAATGTAAACCCTTATGCAGTTGCTTGGAAAATAGCAAGAGAAGGGTGGGAAGTTCCAAACAGACATAATAAAGGAGGACTTGTATCTGATGTAGTAAACAGATCTAAGATGATTGACTTAATACGAAGTATAGGAAATTACTTTATAAGTTCGTTTAGAAGTGATGTAATAAATAAATTTAAATAGATATGGCAATAACAGATATAACGATTTCTCAAGATAATATTGAAGATGATAGCAATCTACTCCCTATTCATTCAATATTAACATTCATTGCTGATATTACTTACACATCAACTGCACCAGATGTTATTCATGTAGAAATAAGGGATCCTTCAGATACGATACTTGAAACTTATAAAGCAATACCATATAACGATTTATCATCAACAGTAAGACAATTTGTCTTTATAGCAAACGGACCTATAAAGAGTTTAATGAATAGTTTTGATGATACATTTCAAACGGATGAAACAATTGAATATGTAGATGATATTACAGAGCTTTTAAAGATTAGATTTGTTGATCCTGATACATCTTCAACTTATGATGAAGTTGAAATTAATTTTGTTCATGGAGCCAGTCAGTTTGGACAACTTCCGAACCTTGTTGATCAATTTAATAATGAGTCTGATATTTTTTACGCAGCAAAAGACGGAATTATATATATCTATTTTTATAACTACGATGATACGAATATAATCGGCTTTGAGGATAATGATTTATCAGAAAGTAATGCACTTGATTATGACGATGCTATTTTTACAGATTATGATGATACAGTATTTACAATTTTAACATAATATTATGGGACGAATATTCGAACAAGGATCAGATGTTGATCCAATTTTAACACATAGAGTTGCTCATGGTCTTGCAGGTAACAGTACAAAGAATAGTACGTGGTCAAAAATAGTGGCATGGCTTAATGATCGGTTACAAATACCGGCAAGTCAAGTAACTGAAGAAACAGATTTAAACTTTGTAACAGATGATCAGCAAGATATTATTGAAACACTTGAAACTAAACAAAAAATTGTCAATATCGGTGATTGGAATATGGATAGTACGACAAATGTAAATGTTGCTCATGGTGTAGCTGATTATTCAAAAATACGTGGTGTTAGTGTAATGATTATTGATGATGGTGAGTCAAGTTTAAGACCTTTAAATTATGTTCCTAATGCATCCTCGGGTGTTCAGGGAGGTATAAACGGAATAGGATCGACAAATATAACATTATATAGGTTAACGGGCGGCAGTTTTGACGGAACAGGATATGATTCAACTTCTTTTAACAGAGGTTATGTATTAATTGATTATATACCGTAATATGATCGTACAGTTTCATTGGTTACTTAAATTATTAAAATCAAGAGGCATTCCGATTTTTGGATTTTTAATATTAATTCTTGATAAGAATAATCATCAAGATATTTTACATGAAAAGATTCATTTAAGGCAGCAATGGGAGACATTAATTATATTTTGGTATATTATCTATTTAATTGAGTGGATTTATAAGTGGATAAAGATAGGGAAGCTCTGGGATGCATATTATCAGATAAAGTTTGAAAGGGAAGCATTTACAGAAGAAATTTATCCTGATTATCTTAAAGACAGAAAATTATTTAATTGGATTAAATATTAAATCGTATGAGTGAAATAGGATACTACAGATACAAAACGACAGCAGATCAAGAGAAAACAATTTATCTTACAATTAATTATACAAGGGTAGGCGTGTCAAAAACAATTGTTCCTGTAAATACATGTGAAGGAGATCTTATTATTAAGTATCTTGATAAAAACGGTCAATATAGATTCTATCCTTTTAATAATTTATATAGAACGTTTGATGAGCCTGAGAAAATAGGATCAGCAAATAAGTTCGTTACAAATATCTTAAGTGATCAAGCAAGAGAGCAAAACATCGGATTCAGAAATAAAAGAAAAATAAGTATGCGTGCCGATGTTCCTTCTGATCACCTTGAGAAACTTGTCGATATTTATACGAGTCCGAGAGTATATCTGTATATAGGGCTTGGATCAACGGATCAAGCAGAAGATTGGGTTGAAGTTGATCAAATATCAGACAATCCTATTGTTAGAAATAGAGATAAAAATATGTCTCAGATATTAATTACAATTACATTACCTGAAAACTTTAGTGTAACAATGATATGAGATTATTACGTATAAATGATATTAATGTTGATATTGATGATCAAACCGCAATAGGGATTGATTTTCAAAGTTATGATATAAAGAATCCCGGTAAAAGATATGTGAATATATCAAATACATTTACTATTCCTTTAACAGCTAATAATCGTGCAATTTTTGGTAATGCCGAAGATCCTCAAAGCTTATCAACAAAGGTCTATGAAGATGCAATATGTAGTTATTGGGTAGATAATCAACAATTAATTGATAATGCTAGGTGTAGGGTTGACAGTATACAAGATCGAATATCACTATTTATATTTCAGAAAGATGATATTTGGGATCAGTTAAAAGATGTTCTTTGGGGAGACTTTATTACAGATTTTGTTGATTGGGGTGAAAATGTAAAAAATTGGACAGGGGTAGGAATCTCAAATGCATTAGGTAGCCTAATGCTGTTTTTAAATAATTTCAGAAGTACAACAGAAGGTATTATCCTTCCAATGTATCAGAGTAATTTATATCAGTATGATCCTACGGGAGCAGGTACAGTTGAGACAATAGGCAATATGGCTTTGGAATGGTATGATAATGCAGCAGATGGAACAGCAAGTGGAGGTCATTTCTGTATCTATGTTAAGTCAATCTTTGAATTTATTGAATATACTTATGATGTAAATTTCTTAACATCCGGCGGTGTTGCAGACGGCAATATATGGGATGATCCGATTGCTACAGCCTTATATGTTCCTGCAAGAGATCTCGAATGTAATGTAGTTGGTAATCCTGCAAGCAGTGCTTTTATTAATAAAAGGTCAATGCCTACAAATTTCTTACCTCATAAAAATCTATTTGATAAAGCTGATAAAACATTATATGATTTTGTAAATGCATTTTTTCAGCATCTAAATATAATAATAGACCGTTTATATATAAGTGGTGAGTACGTGTTCAGACTTGCTCGTTTTGATGATATGGAGACAGATGCTGATGTT